CTCCCTACAAATTCTTTTACAAGTTTGTTTTTCATCATCACACTCAATCAAACAATTAAAATAATCATTAACTAAGTCGTTCTGTTCATTAGATCGTTCTACTGTCTCCTCAAATTGTTTCCATCCAGCTAATTGATTGTAAGAGATTAGGTTGTGCATAATAACCTCCATGCACATAGAATAACATAACAAAGGGGTTTTCGTTCATACGCTTCACCTCTATATTCTACTACTATCTAGGTGTTTTGTGTTGATTCCTTAACAATAATTTATACCTACGAGTTTATACCTATAAAAAAAGGAGGAGATCAACCCCTCCGATTTCTACTTAAATAAAAATTGAATATAAAGCGACAATAAAACAAGTACAACCGCAGATCCTGCGGCAATTTGTAATACTGCGAACATCACTTTGCTCCAACGAGTTGTGCTAGTTGTGCTTGGTGACGGCGCTCTTCTTTTTGTTTTTGCTCTTTAATGATTTGAAGGAAGTTAAGTTTTTTCACTTGTGCCCCTCCTTTACAAACTTAACACCACGATAGGTTTCGTTGTATTGTTGGGCTTGTTGTTGCATTTGCTGTTGGTATTCAATACGCTTTTGAGTATCGTATTCAACACCACGATATACGACTTTAGACATTAGGTTTTCTCCTTAATTTTGAGGCTAAAGAGCGTTCCTTCAGTCGGCTTTTGCGTCTATTTTGCACTCTTTTGGAGTAATCTGTTTGATTTCCCAAACCAAGTCATTTTTTGCTTGTTTTGGAATATCAACTTTATGAATTCTCCCAACCATTAACTGTGCTTGAAGGCAAGTTAAAAGAAGTGTTTCCATAGATGAACGACCTATAAGTAGGTTTTAATCCGTTCCGAGTCGGCTTACTTCCGTCTGGTTTCCCAGATGAACGATGAGAGTATTATACTCCCTTTCGTGGATATTTATCAAGTATGATTTGTATCATACGATACAAATTTATAAAATCTTCGCGTGAGAAAATTTTGCCGGAATTTTTTGCCCCTTCTGGGGAATCACTTACGCTTTTTCTTTTCGGGTGCCTGATATCCCCAGAGTTTTGGATTAATCTTTCCATAACCCCAGTCAATATTACGAACTACTGGACCGAGATTATCGTAATACATATCAAACAAATTAGATCTCTTTCCACAGCGTGTTAAATCATAACAAGTTTTACCATCAATTTGATAAGTGACTATGTAAGCATCAGTTGGAACTTGACTGTCTTTTGCTTCTTCTAGAGTACAGTTTTGTTTGATAACTTCACACCCATATTTTGATTTAAACAATTCCTTTTCTTCGGGAGTCCAGGCATGGTTTAAATCTTTATTGGGCGCCTCTCCTTTATCTGATGGCATCTTTGGTTTTTCTATAAGATTTTTTTCCATGATAATAACTTCAAAAATTTAGATTAACTTCTACCGCCCCACTGAATGTCTGAATACGCTTCAGCAACAATTTCTTTTGTAAGATTATATTTTGTATTCAACTTTTTATCTTTCACCAGGCAAAGAATTTCTGCTTCAAGAGGATGAAGACCTTCAAGGATATTAATAAACATTGTCTCACGACGAATATTATTCAACGAATCATTACCACCTTTGATGAAATGATAAAAGTTTTTGTATTCTCTACTAATTGTGGTATGCCCTTGCTTATCACTCGATCCGATTGAAAAAGATCCAGTTTCGTGCATCTTACGAACTTCTTCAGAAATCTTCGTTGTAAGAGACCCGCTGTAAGAAGTTTGGTCTGAGTATCCAGAATATGGCACCGCACCTTCTGGAAGCATTGAAATTACTGATTCATCAAAATTCCAAATAAAGATTGATTTCAATGCGACATGCTCATACTTTCTAAGAATTTCTACCTTCTTGGAATTTGTTTTTTGTCTTGATACAATATCTAATACTTCAAAGACAAACGGGTTGTTTGGCAAACTTGGAGTTGCAGTAACTCTAGCAGTAGTTGCCTTTGAAGTGGTCTTTTTAACGGGTGTTTTTGCTTTAGTTGTCGTAGTCATATGATGAACAAAATGTTGAATAATGTTAAAGTTATTTATTGACTATTCTTCGTCTTCCTCTACTTCAAACTCATCTTCAAAGTATCCTTGCTCAAATCGTACTGATACGATTTCTTGATCGATTAACTCACCATCCTTATCATAAAACTCTGGATGGTATGCAATTTGTTTTGGACCTTCTTGGTGATTCATCATGTATTCTCTGGCAACCCAACCAAGCATTACTCCCACAATCAGAAACAATACTGTTAGAAAAGAACCGAATACTAAACTGATTGCTAACATGTGTTTGCTCCGGGAAACTACTTTTTCTTCCTTGATATAAAGGAAAACTCAAAATAGATGGTTACCTCCCGATTTAGAAAGCAAACCATCTTCTCAAAGATGATGTGAAACGGTTGAGTCTGCTTTCTTTTGCCTCCATTAAGTATAAGTTCAACACCACGATTAAAGTGGTCTTCCTTTTTATTTAGGTCAAGATTTGATGATTTGTTTTTCCTTGAGGAATTTGATTGTGTCAACTGATCCTCCTAATTTTTGTTCATCACAAATAACTTGTGGGAAAGTAGAGCCTTCGCCAAACTCGGCATAAAACTCATCTCTGGTAAAATGCTCATTGAGATTATATACTACAAAGTTACTTCCTGTCAACTCAAGAACTTGTTTGACTTTATAGCAGTATGGGCAATCCTCTTTAGAATATACAGTAAAGTTCATAATTTGTTATAATTTTTATATTAATTTATAATAGAAAAAAGGAGGGTATAAAAACCCTCCTTATTATACCACCAACTCACCTCTCCCACCACAGAGAAGTGGTCTTCATTCCCAAAGTTACAAGGATATTGAAGACTTGAATATTATAAAGGAAATTCAAAAGGTTGTCAACCGGTTGACGAAGTGTGTTTTTATAAGTAGACTAGGTTTGTTGCCGTTGAAGATAAGTTATAACTTAATTAAGGTTTAGGACCTAAAAGACTCTCATTCCAAACTTCTTTGAGTTCTGTTGTGATCTCATCAACGGTTGTTCCAGTTATTTCTGCTTCAGTAACAATATTGGTTGCATCACGAAGTGCTTGTTTTTGAGTCTTAATTTCTTCAGTATCAGTACCAAATTCAAGTGCTCTTACAAAATCCACATCCAGTTTTTCTAGAAGTGGTTTTCTCACCGCTCTCATCTTATCTTTTTGGATTTCTTTTGCTTTATCTACGTTAATCTTGATCATTTCTTGTACTCCAGTACCCAGTCTTCATAGTCCATACCGTATCCTGTCGGTTCTCCAAGTTCTTCTACATCAAGTTCCCAAGCATTAAAAAATGTATAGTCATTTGATACTTCTTCTTCATTTACAATCCAAAAAGGTTGCCCAGTTGGAGTATCCTTAAGAGCAATTTCAGTGATTGTATAATTTTCAAGTGCTTCTGGTGTTGGGTATCCTACTGCAACTCCACCAAAATCATTATGCATAAGAATTAATTGTGCCATAATTATTTTAAGACTTGTGAATATTTATAAATTAACGGAAAATTGCTACATTACAACTATTAACATCAAAAGGAACACTACTAGATGGGTTACCAGTCACAATTTTTAGTGAACCAGTTCCAAATGCTGAATAATTTCCAGAGTTTAGGTTTGGTCCACCTTGTCCAACCTGATGAACTAATCCTTGCCCACCACCTTGAGAGATGGAGACCGTTGGACAATAGTTAGAATCTGGCATAGAACTTGAAAAATTGATTGTATAATTTCCAGTACTATTTCTAGTTACACTGGTTACATTAGCACTACCACGAATAGATCCACTTGTTCCATCAAAGTTCACCCAAACACGACATCCATAAGCCGTTGCTACTGAACCATATCCAGAGTTAAATAATAAATTTCCATTAGAGTTCAATTGCATTTGAACTCCCAATTCACCATTATCAGGTTTGACTTGAAATCTCAAATATCCACCAGTATCTGCAGCATTTCCAACATTAGTATTTGTATAAGACTCAATAACTGCCTTAATACCAGGATTGCCTGTTAGATTGGTTCCAGATACTTTATTTCCAAAAACAATCGAACCAATTCTTGATGCACTTGGATTTGCATTTGGATTTACAAGTGCTAAACAACCGTCAGCAGGATTAGTTCCAGAAGCAGTTCCTGAAAAAGTATAAACTAATTGATTAGCGTCCTTACCCCAATTTAAATCTGATACTGTTACTCCAGCACCAAAAGTTGCTTCACCTCTTACGTCAAGTGTTTTTACAGCACTTATTGTTCCTATACCCAGACGACCATTACTATCAAACCTAGCTGCTTCTACACCACCTTCACCAAACGCTATGGTATCAGCAGAAGGAAAGAATATACCGGTATTACTGTCACCTGTTGGACTTATAGATGGAGCTGAAGTGCTACCGGCAGCAACGGTTGTAACACCAGTATTTGTAATGCTTGTAGCAGTTACAGTAGTGGCAGTTACTGATGTAAAAGTAGAAACCCCAGAAGAACTTAAAGTATTATTACCAATCTTAATCGTCCCTGACTGAACATCCAAAGCACTCGTTGGTACTGACGTTCCGATACCGACTCTACCAGTGGAATCTTGATAGACTCCGCCAGTACCAGATTGATGTAACCAACGATTGAATCTTATATCAGACATTTATATGAGTTTTTAGATATTTATAGACCCAACAGTTCTTTGAGTTCTTCTATTGAGAGTCCTGCTGCCTCTAACTTCTGTTGTGGAGTTAAAGATTCTGGTTCAGTAATTGGGTCTGGTGGAAGAGGTTCATTGCCTTCTTCTAACCAGAGAAGATATTCTGTTGAGGTCTCGACATTGTGCCATTCGTCTGTTCCTATTTTATTTGCAGATGACCTATCTTGATTTAATTTAAAATTCATAACTTTATCTCCTTATAATTCGGCAGAAGCTCTAATGCGAACGTAAGTATGACCACACACTTCACCAGTAGAAAAGTTTCCGGATGTTCTAGAAGCTACAGATGAAACGGCACCCACTGTTGGAGCTTGATTATTACCATAAGTTACAGCAGTACTGCCCCCATTATAATATATAAATCCAGAAGCTTGATATGCTGTATCATAAGTAACTACGGATGGACCAGTTCTCATTAATGGAGAAAGAGGTATGCTAAAATAACCATTAGTTGAACCAGGATACATATTAACTGTTCCCCCATTATATTCTTTTATTTGATAGTATCTTTCACATAATGCTAACTCTTGCCCAAAACTTCTTCTCTCAAACGGGGTCGCAACTGTACCGGATTCTAATTGAACTCCTGTGATAAAAAAGGTAGCATTAAGAGTTGAAATCCACTGAGTTTGTGATGATGTTGCTAATTCTACACTTCCTGTCCATGTATTATTTGTTGCCTGATAGTCTGTACCAGCACCTAGTGTCCACGACATATTCATACCACCAGAGTTGGTCTTTTCCCAAGTTCCAGTAGTATCTCCACTAATAATAATGGTTTTATACTCCCAAGTATCGGGAGAGTTAATTGAATAATTTATTGGAATAGCACGACTGTCGGCATAGTTTGTAAGTGCGACACAATATGTCCCCGATATACTAGATTTTACCCAGAAAGATAAAGTTGCTGTTTTAGCATTGGTAGTTCCATAGTGTAAATCGGCAACGTTATATCCCTCAAATCTATGACTAATAGAAGCGTAATCACCAGCAGCAATAGTGGCATCGGCGGTGGTGACTTGTGCTCTTAAAGCATTTGAAAAACCTTGACCAGTTGGTACGTCAGATGTTTGAATACCAGAAATAACACACGTTGAGTTTTTTTGAATGTTAAATCTATCTACTGGAAATTGTCTATTACCAAATCCATCACCAGTAACTGAAACACTCGCTCCATTATTTCTCTGATCTAACCTCATATCTCCGTTAATTATTCTATTCCGGGCACCAGAAAGGGGACCATCATTAATAGAACCAATATAAGCAGTAGTAATACCAGCAGTTGTTACACCTACAATACTTGTAGCATTTAAAGTTGTAAAAGTAGAAATCCCAGAGACACTCGCAGAATAAGTAATAGTTCCACCAGCAGTCCCGATAGCGACGTTAGTTCCACTCGCAGGAACGATAGCATTAACTCGGAGACTGCTAGCCATTTATAAACTCCTTTGTATTATCAACCAGCGAGTGCTGCTGACGCTGCTGCTGCCTCTTCGTTTCTTTGTGCTGCTGTCTTGACTAAACCTTCTTCATAAGCTGCCAAAACCATATCTGGTTTGTTAGTAGCAGTGATTGCTTCGTTATTATCTAACTTATGCTTGACGTAAAGGTCGCAGATTTCGTCAATCGCAATGCGAGCACGATTGGTTGCTGCATTATCAATCCAGTCCTGAGGATCAGCAGCGACGTATTGAAGTGCTAGGTCTTCTGCTTCCGTTAAAGTAATTGTATAGTCCATACTTATATGTAAATTGTTTTGAAGTATTTAGTGGTATTTATTATGATATTTTGGCGCCTGAAAATGAAATAAAACCACTACCTGAAATTAATTGAACACTATTTGATGCCCAATAAATATCAACTACATCATTTGTTGCTAAACTTACAATACATGATGCATTAATGATAGTATTTTCTCCAATATCATCTCCTGCAGTTTGTCTTAACTCTGCCCTTTGGCGAATATTTCCATTTACTCTTATATCCCACATTGATTCTGTATTTGCATCAGTATATGTTGAGGCTTGGAAAAAATAAACTCCACCGACTGGTGCAGTAAAGGCATAAGTTGAAGTATTATATGAGTTTGTGTTATCAAAACCACCACTATCAGAGGTGGAATTATACGGTAATCTTTGTGCTGATGTAATAGTTACAGATGTAGTAGCTGTTGCTCTGAATGCAGGTTGATATAGGACAGACATATATCCATTACTATCAACCTTAAATCTTTCTGTCCCAGATCCAATCTGCCCAGAATATAATCTAAAATTATCAATATAGTGGTGATGTATATTGCCAGAAGTTACACCAGTGTCCCATCCAGCGGCATGAGGACTCATTACAAATCTTCCGGTGGTATTAATTCCGGAATGAACACCAGTTATATCAATAAATTTAGTCGGATTATCAGTCCCTATACCAATAGATCCAGCAGCACCTACTCTTATTCTTTCGGTATTATTAGTACCTATGGTCAGTATATTAGTCGCAGGAGAAGCAATGGAAGCACCGGTGCCAACAGCAAAACCACCACCAGTAATGCCACCACTAAGAGTTACTGGACTACTAATTGTTACAGTAGAGACACCAGTATCAGATTGAATATTATTAACTATAATTCTGCTAGTCATACGATTGTCCAAACTCCTTGTACTGTGACGGTGTAACCAGCACCGACTGTCACTGTTCCGGCAGTGACTCCGTTAGTTCCCAATGGTATCGTCACGTTCTCATCAATAGTATTTTTATTTGTTTTAATCACACCATAACTATCAACCCATTGTGAAGCACCATTGACGCTGATTGGATCTTTAAAATCAACTGTGCTACCAGTTTGAGAGCGAATGTTTTGAACGTAGATGCGAGTCATACAATTACCCACTCTCCATTTACTGTAACTTCATATCCAGGTTGAACTGTAATGGGACCAGAAGAAAGACCATTGGTTC